TTAGTTTATTTACTGGTAATAACGACATTGGTAAGTTTGGTGTTCAACTTGTTCCATTTGGTCTTGCAATAAAAGCCTTTAGCATCGCAGTTCAAGGCGTTGACACAAATTCTATTGTAAATGCAGCTGCTGCAGGAAAGGCCTTAACAGATTTTGCTAATTCGATTCCAAATACAGGTGGTATTGTTAGTTTATTTACTGGTAATAACGACATTGGTAAGTTTGGTGTTCAACTTGTTCCGTTCGGTTTAGCAATAAAAGCCTTTAGTATTGCAGTTCAAGGAATCGATACAAATTCCATTGTAAATGCGGCTGCTGCAGGAAAGGCCTTAACAGATTTTGCTAATTCGATTCCAAATACAGGTGGTATTGCCAGTTTATTTACTGGCGATAACGACATTGGTAAGTTTGGAAATCAACTTATTCGATTCGGTTTAGCAATAAAAGCTTTTAGTGTTGCAGTTAAAGGTATCGATACAAATTCCATTGTAAATGCGGCTACAGCAGGTAAAGCCTTAACAGATTTTGCTAATTCGATTCCAAATACAGGTGGCATTGTTAGTTTATTTACTGGCGATAACGACATTGGCACTTTTGGATATAACCTCGTAGCATTCGGCAATGGAATTAAAAAGTATTCAGATTCTGTTTCCGGAATCGATATCAGTGCGATGTCAAGCTCCATTACTCAAATCAATCGACTGGTTGAAACCGCAAAGAATATGTCAGAACTTGACACAAGCGGTATGAGTGGTTTCGGTACGGCTTTAATCCGTCTTGGAAATGATGGCATTTATGGTTTTATAAATGCTTTCACTAATGCTAACGGAAGAGTATCATCAGCGGCATCTTCGATGCTTACCACATTCATAAATGCTGCTAATGCAAAGAAAGGCAATTTGTTATCCGCATTTTCAGGCATGATGCAGAATGTACTTGGAGTGTTTTCTAATCATCGACCCCAGTTTGGATCATCTGGTTCTTCCTTGATTTCAGAATTCACTAAGGGTGTTGTATCAGCAGGAGGCGAAACCAAAACTGCCATAGATAACATCATCAATACCTGTTTATCAGTATTTAAGACAAACGGAAACAGCAGTTGCCTCGATGCCGGTAAGAACATGATGCTGGGATTTATCAAAGGCATCAAGAGTAAATTCGGTGATATTGTAAAGGCTGCAAAAGACACTGTATCTGGTGCAGTAGACTCCATCAAAGAATTCCTGGGTATTCATTCACCATCAACTTTGATGGCTGAGTTAGGCGAATATTCTGGTGAAGGCTATGAGGAAGGACTTCTGAGTACAGAACCTGCTGTCGAAGATGCAGGAGAGGATGTTGCAGAGTCTGCTTATTCTGGTATGGAAAAAGGTTCAAAAAAGGGCCTTGAAAATTTCCGTTCAAGCATGACGGAAGAAGAGAAGAAAAGCCTGCTTGAGAGAAGTCAGTATTGGACAAATCTGATCAATGTTGTTGATGCTGGTGTTGAAAAGAAGAATAGCACAGAACAAAAGGCTGTTCAGGATTCCAAGGTTATCAACAATCAAAATGCGCAGATCAACAATGAGCGCATCCAGCAGGAAGAAAGCTATTGGGCACGTCTTCTTGCTGAAAAACAGAAAGGTGCTGAAGCTGAGAAGTATCAGTCCATGAGTATGGTTGATTTTAGAAGAAGTATTGTCGAGCAGTCGATTGATATTCTGAAGAACTATACGGATACACTGAAGAGTACCACCGATTCCATGATGAACGATTCCAGTATGTTCACAGATGTACTTACATCAAGTGATTTGACTAAAAAGTTAAATGAGCAGATCTCCGAAATGGAAGAATACAAGACGGTGATCACATCTCTTAATGAGAGGATTGCTGACGGTGGCCTTAAAGATGCTATTAATAAGATGGGCGTTGATTCGTTAGATGAACTTAAGCTTATTAATGGTATGACCGACGATGAACTGAGTAATTATGTAAGTCTGTATGATCAGAAGTATGCATTATGTCAAGAAGCAGCCGCAGTGCAGTTATCCGGTTTACAGACAGAAACAGAAACCAAGCTGTCTGAACTTTATGGCGGCGCCCAGGTTAATCTGCAGACATTTGCACAATCTTTCGATGGAACATTTGAAAGTATTCGCGGATATGTTGGACAGAGTGTGGAAATCGGTGGACAGATTGCGTCAGGTGTTGCTGAGGGAATTACTCAGAATACTGCATCTACAGAAGATGCCGCTAAGCAAATGATTGATGAGACCGAACAAGCAGCCAAAGATGCTGCAGATATTCATTCTCCGTCTGGGCTTTTCAGAGATGAAGTTGGTTCCTACATAACTCAGGGTGTTGCTGAGGGCATGGTGGATGAGACAGCCAAAGCGAGTCTTAAGTCCTCCGCCGATGAGGTTATGGATTATGTTGTTCAGTCATTTACAGAATCAGATTCAAAAGATAAATTCACTCAGGTAGGAACTGATATCGTTGATGCTTGCAAAGATGGCATTACACAGCAGGAGGGAGCTTTAAGCACTCAATGTGGTGATACTATGACTGCAGCTTTGACAGAGATGCAGAATGCTGTGATCAACTTCAAACCTACATTACAGAGTAACGGTAGTGATCTGGTTTCGTCATTTATCGCTGGAGTAAACAGTCAGAACCTAAATGTCACAAATACCTTTACAACCATTATTCAGGGTATCTTAAATGCCATTACAGCAAAGAAAACTGAATTTTACACCATGGGTTCTTCATTGGTTGCAGAATTCGTCAAAGGTATAAACGCAGAAGATGAGAACGCAAAATCGGCTTTCATTAACATCATCAGTGCTTGTTTGACAACCATCAAGAACAAATACTATGAGTTCCAGAGTACAGGAGAAACTGTAATGACGAACTTCATAGGTGGTGTTAAAGCGAAAGAGTACGAAACCAAGAGTGCATTTTCAGCTATTGTGGATTCCAGTATTGAAGAAATCCGATCAAATTATGAGCGTTTCCATCAGGCTGGTGCATATTTGGTTGAGGGATTTGCAAATGGTATTACTGAGAATACCTTTATGGCTGAGGCAAAAGCAAGGGCAATGGCGAGAGCTGCTGCGGATGCTGCTGAAGATGAGTTAGATGAGCATTCACCATCAAGGGTAGGCTATCATATCGGTGACTTCTTTGGTCTAGGATTTGTTAATGCAATCGGAACTTATGGTGTGAAAGCTTACAACGCAAGTGCTGATATGGCTAAATCAGCGAAAACCGGACTTCAGGATGCAATCGCAAAGGTTATTGATATGATGGATGAGAACATCGACTATCAGCCTACGATCAGACCGGTGCTGGATCTCTCAGAGGTGGAATCTAAGTCTCATAAGCTGAATACCTTGTTCAGCAGGACTCAGGCTATTACTCTTGGGGGCAGTATTAATGCGTCTAAGGCACACGAAAATCAAAATGGAGATTCCGGCTTAAATGGTGGAAATTCATACAAATTTATACAAAATAACTATTCGCCGAAAGCATTGTCAAGAACAGAGATTTATCGGCAGACAAAGAATCAGTTCTCAGCAATGGAAAGGATGGTAGAAACATGATTCGTACGATCACTGTTAAAAACTATCTTGGTGATAGTATTAAGCTTAATTTGGCGAGGCCGGAGGAATCTGGCTTCGTCGTTAAGTCTATAACTGGTTTAGGACCAGGAAAAGCTACAGTCAATACCACCGAAGTTGCAACAAACGATGGCGGTCTTTTCAATTCAGCAAGAATGCCTGTTAGGAATATTGTTATTTCACTGGCTTTCTTGTGGAAAAATTCAATTGAGGATGTTAGGCAGCTTTCTTATAAGTATTTTCCTATAAAGAAGCCTTTAATATTGACAATTGAAACCGACAACCGTATTGCAGAAATACAGGGGTATGTCGAGTCAAATGATCCAAATATTTTCAGTTCAAGCGAGGGTTCAGACATTTCAATCATATGTCCGAATCCATTCTTTTATTCTGCGGGTGAAAAGAAAGCAACTATCTTTTCGGGTATTGAAGCGATGTTCGAATTTCCATTCTGTAATGATTCTTTGACAGAAGCATTGCTAGAAATGGGTGAGATACAGCATCAGACAGAGAAAGTCGTGGTCTACAATGGGGATGCTGAAATCGGAGTAGTGATAAAAATCCATGCTGTTGGTGAGGCTACTAACATTGCTATTTTCAATACTGGAACCAGAGAAGTCTTTCGTCTGAATACGGATAAAATGAAAACACTGACTGGCAGTGTGATTATTGACGGTGATGATATTGTCATTAACACAGTGAAAGGTCAGAAATCAATCACGCTGCAGCGTGCTGGAAAGACAACCAATATTCTCAATTGCATGGAGAAAGGTTCTGATTGGTTTCAGTTGGCAAAAGGCGATAATGTATTCGCATATACGGCTGAAACTGGAAGCACAAACCTGCAGTTTAAAATTGAAAACCAGATTGCATATGAGGGAGTGTAGAGTATGAATTTAACTATTCTTGATACAAATCTTGAACCGCTTGCAATTTTGGATACATATGAGTCACTTATCTGGACAGATCGTTATCAGGCGTATGGCGACTTTGAAATCTATGAGTCAGTCAGAGATGATGGACTTCTTAGCATGTTAAAGCAGGATTACTATCTGGAGAATACCGATTCAGATCATATCATGATCATCGAGCAGACACAGATCAGTTCTGATACCGACTCAGGAAATCACTTAAAAATCTCAGGGCGATCACTTGAGTCTTTATTAGAACGGCGTATTGTCTGGGGACAGAAGATTCTCAGTGGAAGTTTTCAAAATGGAGTTGAAACACTGCTTAACGAGAACATCATTTCCCCTACAGATACAAACCGGAAGATAGAGAATTTCATCTTCAAAGCTTCAACAGACCCATATATTGTAGCTTTAAAAATCGATGCGCAATATACTGGGGATAATTTATATGATGTTATCAAGGCACTTTGCGAAGAGGCCGGAATAGGCTTTAAAGTTACATTAAACAGCTCCAAGCAGTTTGTATTCGAGCTTTATCATGGTTCAAATAGGTCTTACGATCAGGAAGAGAATCCATATGTTATATTTTCCCCTAAGTATGACAATATCATCAATAGCAATTACATTGAGTCAAAAGCATCATTAAAAAATGTTACTTTGATAGGTGGAGAAGGCGAAGGCGCTGAACGACGATACACTACTGTTGGGGTAGCCAGTGGTTTAGATCGTCGAGAATTGTTTACCGATGCTAGAGATATATCTTCAGATATTGGCGATGGACAAACCTTAAGCACTGAAGAGTACACTGCCCAGTTACAGCAGAGAGGTAAAGAAAAACTTGCTGAAAACATCAATGTTGTTTCTTTTGAAGGGGAAATTGAGACTACGATAATGTTTAAGTATGGTATCGACTTCTTTATGGGCGATATTGTTCAGTTTGCGAATGAGTACGGGCATGAATCAAGGGTCCGTGTAATTGAAATGGTCAGGTCGGAAGATGAGGACGGTTGTTCTGCATATCCTACCTTTGAAACTGTAAATGAATAGGAGGTATAAACGTGAGCGTTACAAGTGGATTTTTTAACGCTTTGAATGGTGACAGGAAGTATAACGCTGAAGAAATGTCTTCTATTTTTGATGGTATTATCGAAGACGGTGTTTTACAGCATGTTGGGACGGCAATGGTTGTTACAGCTATGGATAACATGAATGTTTATGTCGGTATTGGACGAGCATGGTTTAATCACACATGGACACTGAATGATTCCATATTGCCATTGGAAGTTACTCAGGCGGAAGTCATTTTAAATCGCTATGATGCGGTTGTGCTTGATGTTGATGCAAGAACAAGTGTACGTGCTAATACAATCAAGATCGTCAATGGTACTCCTGGTTCTTCGCCATCAAAACCGGAGATGATCAAGGATAATGACCATTGGCAGTATCCGCTTGCTTATATTTATGTTGCAGCAGGCGTAACATCCATCGGTCAGGAAAACATAACCAATTGTGTTGGTACATCTGAGTGTCCATTCGTAACAGCACCATTGGAGAAGATGGATATTGATGCTCTTATTGCAAAATGGGAAGCACAGTGGAATGTCTGGACAGAAAGGAACGATTCGGAGTGGACGTCATGGACGGCTAAGAACGATTCGGAGTGGGCTTCATGGAAGGCTAAGAACGATTCGGAATGGACAGAATGGACTACCAAGAATGAGACGGATTTCAAAAATTGGTTTGCTGATATAAAAGGAATTTTAGGAGAAGACGCTGCGACCAGCCTGGCAGATCAGATTCTACAGATTAAGAAGCGAATGGTAGAGTTTACGCAGGTTACTCTTACTGCAGACGGGTGGACCGGCGATTCTGCGCCATATGTTCAGACCGTTGAAGCAAGTACAATCGTCGAAACAGATCAGCCACTGCTTGTAAGTGCGTTAGAAGACGGAGCCACTCCTGATGTTCAGAAAGCTTATGTCAAGGCGTTTGGAATTATCGCATCTGGTACCGGCACAACTGGCAATGGGAACATTACTTTCAAGGTCTATAAGAAACCAGATAGTGACATTACCGTTAAACTCAAAATGGTGTGATAAGAAAGGCGAATGATTATGGGAAATGTATTAATTACCGGCGGAGGCGGAGGTGGTGGTTCTTCTGATGACTGCACTGCTACCGCTAATGACATTTTAAAAGGAAAAACTGCTGTTTATAACGGATCTGGTGATGAACCGCAAGAGGGTACATTAGAATTAACTGGGGATGCTTCAGATAATTATGTATATAAAGGAAAGACCTATTATAACACAGATGCCCATACCAAGCGCACTGGCACAATGACAGTAGGGAGCATCTTAAATTTTAGCGCGGCAGCATACAGTGGACGGCAGGTTCTGCTGAAATGGCAGAATCCTTATGCTGCAACAGGTAAGCCGTTCGGAGGTGTATTTATTAATTATTCCACCAGTGGTTATCCAGGAACTGGCGGTACAAGAATTTACACCGGATATGGAAATAACACTGCATCTGGCGGTTGGTCACAGGCTATTGTGACGCTACCGAATTTGAACACTACATATTATTTCAGTTGTACTGCACATTCTTCTTGCAGCGCTGGTGATATTTGGGGTAATACTATGAATGCCTCCTGTAGGACTTCTGGAAACATCGACAAAACCATAACATGGAGTCAAAACTACACCGTTCCAGCTGGATATAATTATGTCGATATCTTCTGCGTTGGCGGCGGTGGTGGTGGAAGAGGCGGATGGATGGACAGTACAGGATATCAACTTGCTGGCGGAGGCGGTGGTGGTGGATACACATCAACTGCATTAAACGTAAGTGTATCAGCCGGACAGGTGCTGAATTGTAGTGTTGGTGCTGGTGGTTCAGTGGATAATAGTATTAGTTCACAGTGGAGTAGATCTGGAACTGGTGGGACATCACAGGTAGCACGAAATGGAAGCGCGTTATGCTCAGCAGGCGGCGGGCAAGGTGGAGATGTAGCGAGTAGTGGCGGTAACGGCGGTTCTGGAGGCGGTGCACCAGCATTCAAGCGCGACGTTCAACCGGGACGTAATGGTGGGACTAACGGCGGGAATGGAGCCGATGGAGCAACAATAGCCGGGGCCAATCAACGAAAAGGCGGAACCGGTCAGGGAAGAACAACAAGACCCTGGGGTGGTAATACTGGAACTATCTATTCCGGTGGCGGTGGTGGCGGTGGAATTGCTACTGTGAATGGCTATTATGGAATTGGTGGAAACTATGGAGGCGGTAATGGTGGCATGTATAAATATGGTAACTCCGTAACTGTAACGACAGCTACCGCAGGGCAAGCAAATTCCGGTGGTGGCGGTGGTGGTGGACATGGAAGTTATTTAAACGGAGGCGGAACTGCCGTCGGTGGAGTAGGCGGATCTGGCATCATCTTACTTCGATTCCATTAAAGAAAGGATTCAAAATGATTAGAGAATTTGCAAAACCGTACATCATGCTTGATGCGAACGGTAAAATTTACAATATTGAAATGCATACAAGCTACGAAGATGCCAACCAGTTTGCCAGAGCAGTATATGGTGACGGTGCATCAGCCGATGAATACCGTTATCTTGTGCAGATTGGCGATATTAAAAAAGATGGCGTTTACTACAATATTGGCGAAAACGGAGAGTTGACTGAAGCGGAATATATTCCTTCAGATGAAGAAAAAATCGGTCAGTTAGAAACATCTAATAGGGAGTTATCAGATCAGCTCACCGAAGCCCAGTTAGCTCTTACCGAGCAATATGAAGCTAATCTGGCACTGGAAGATGAAGTCACTAACACCCAGTTAGCATTGACTGAACTTTACGAAGCAACCCAAACCACTACAACCACAAAGGAGGCTTAATCATGGCAAGCCACATGGCAAAAGTATATGCAAATCTGATCCGTAATGGAAAGAAAAAAATCGAAGAGGTACCAGAGAAAATCAGAGCGGAAGTCGAGGAATTATTAAATGCTTAGACTGCTGCTCTTTTTATTACTGAGGAAGGAGGTGGAGACTATGGCAATCATTTATGCAACCCTTATTGTTAAGGGAAAGAAAACCTACGCACAGGTACCAGAAAAGATCAAGCCACAGGTAAAGCAGGTTTTGATCGATCTGGAGTGCGAAGATCTGATCACAGAGGAGTAAGGGGATTATGTTGGAAGAAATTATACAGTACATACATTCCCATTGGGTAGCCGGAGTGTTTAGTTTGATAGCCTTAGCCCTCTCAAAGGGTTATCTTAGGTTGTCCAAACAGATGACGGCTGATCGTGCCAGAACAAATGCTATTAATGCAGGAGTTTTGGCACTCCTCCACGATCGCCTTTATCAGGCATGTTCGTTTTATTTGAAACGGAAATACTGTACTCTCGAAGATAGAGATAATTTGGAGTATATGTTTAAGCCATATAAGCAATTAGGCGGTAATGGAACTGGGGAAGATTTGTATAATCGGTGTTTAGCCCTTCCTTATGAATCAGACGAAAAGGAGGAGTAGTAGTAATGGATTTTGGAATTGCAAGCGTAACAGCGATTACTGTTATTTGCTATCTTATCGGCATGATTTGTAAGTCAAGCGATAAGGTTAAAGATGAAATGATACCGTCCGTGTGCGGTGTATGTGGAGCTGTTCTTGGAATTGCCGGGATGTATGTCATTCCTGACTTTCCTGCGCAGGATATGCTTAATGCAATCGCAATCGGAATCGTATCTGGTTTTGCCTCGACAGGTTTGAATCAGGCGGTCAAGCAGTTAGGTAAAGCTCAGAATAAATAATATTATACAATAGCGCGGATTTAGAGTTAGGTCTATCTCTGCGCTATTTTCTCATGGACTTTTAATTTTTTCCTTTATAATGACATAAAAAGAGAAGCCGATATTATATCAGCCTCTCTCTTATTGGTGTATGAATTAGGTGTATGAGTAATGTATGAATAATGTATGAATAGTATCAAATTTACCCTTATTACTCGATTTCGACCGCATCCACAAAACCTTATTTTAAGCCATTTCTTAGAACTTGCCAGCCTTTGCAGCTTCCTCGATGGAAACTGGAAAGTACGGTTTTTCTAGAATTGAGCGGTCAAAGTGTATGAATAATGTATGAGTAACAGGTTGTTTAATGCATTTTTTCAAGGTCGGTACGAAGCCAATCTAGGTCTCGAACCGTGTATACCGACTCGGTTATATCTTCTATTGTATGCCCGACCATTTCTTTTAAAGCAAACTCATCCGTACCCGCTTTTTTGCATCTTGTTATGAATGTCATTCGTGGATCATGGGGCTTATGAGCTGGATTTAGATTCAGCCAAGTAATAACTTTGTTGAACCTGGTTCTATATTTGTCATAAGTCATATTTAGAGAATTTTTATGAGTTTTCCCATAATCTACTATAAGATATTCACTTCCAAGATCTTTAGCGAGTTCATAATTTTTCTTTACAAGATCGTATATTTTCGAATGAATTGGTACGATTCGTTGTTTTCCAGCATCAGTCTTCATCCCAGAACACATATATGCTGAATCTAAATTAATCTCATCTAAGCGGAGTAAACAAAGCTCTTGTGGACGCCACCCCATATAGCATTGAATTAAAATCCAATCCACATATGGTTTATCTGTATTTTCCCATAAGATTTCCAACTCTTCTTCAGTAAAGATTATATGAGCTTGCTGATTAACAGGAGTATCAGAGCCACTTTTTGAAAATGAAAAATCTCTGGCATAGTTCTTATCGACTATTTCATATTCTACAGCATAATCAAACATCAGATTGAATAATGACTTTATTTTGCTTTTAGTGATATCTGACGGGTATACTTTCTGGCCCTTGTTTTTTCCAACAGTTTCAATTCGGAACCCTTCTTCAATACAACCTTTAATATGGCGTACTCGGACGTCTTTGGCTCTCATATCATAAATAGAAGTGCAATACCCCCAAGCTGATGTGACAGTTCGTTTAGCAGAATCTTTAATATTTTGGAAATATGTTACTGACCATTTTTCATATAACTCAGCTACCGACATATCATCATCAAGATCGTATGGATTTTTGTTGTATTCAACCAATGCTTCATAAGCTTCATTATAGGTTTTGAAGTAAGCTTGTGGCTTTAAGAGCTTTGCTATCGGACGACCGTTTTCGTTTTTACCAACTGTAACCATGGCTCTAAAGGGATTACGAAGGTTTTTATTCTTTATTTCAGTAATGTAGCCGAATCCATTTGGTAAACGCTTCCGTTTGGTCGATCTGCATTTCTTAGTTACAAGGTCTTTTTTCAAAGGGTATCCACAATGTGGGCAACTGATTGCTTTGTCGCTCACATTAAGATTACATTCTGGACATTTAATTAACACAAATCCTCCTATCTAGTCATACGCCTAATTCATACACCAAAGTATATAGTATAATAGCTCCAAAAACAAGTGGGTGATTTGTACGATTTATGAAAACGATTTAATGTGTCCGGTATGTGACATAGGTTTAGAATACTACGATAAGGTTAAGCGGATTTTAAAAGCGGAAGACGGTAATACAGAATGGGTAACGGTTTCAAGATTTAGATGTACCAATTGTGGACATATTCATAGAGCGCTCCCGAAAGATATTGTTCCATATAAACATTACAGACGAGAAATCATAATGGATGTGATTAACGGACTGATAACAACAGATACAATCGGGTATGAAGATTATCCATGTGAGATGACTATGCTCCGGTGGAAAGCGCAAAAACTACAACTCCTTTTATGAGAAAAAATAACAGGAGGATGTAAAATATGTTGATTATTGAATTATTTATTATTGTACTTGTTTATGGAGTTAGTGCAGTATTGGAGGTTATCGGTTCAATTGGGGTTATAGCGAGAGCTATTCCTGGATGGATTGGTTTGCTTCTGATCGTATTTGGCTTTCTGAACTTGTTAGCAATTGAAAATTTGAGACAACATTTTTGGAAACAGTTAACCAGTTATATTCAGAGAAGATTGAGCTAGCAATGGCTCTTTCTTTTATCCTAGATTAGAAAACGCGCAAATAGCATACACCTTTATGAAAGAATACATATTATGGAGGTGCGGTATGTGTGTAGAAGAAAAGCGTTTGCTGAGCAAAATCAGATATTTTGAAGATTTACTTCTGAGAAATAAGGACTATCGGCAGCAGGAATCTATCAGTAACGAATTAAAAATAATGCGTGTTCGGTTGCAGAAATTACAATTGAGTAAAATGAGAAATGGGGCTTAACAAAGCCTCTTTCTTTTTTCTTCGCATAAATCGCACATACCTTTATGAAAGGAGAGTGAATAGAATGATATTATTTACAATTTTATTAATTATGTTATTTGTGCTGCTTATAGCAAGCGCAATTACCATTCTGATTATGGGAATCGGAGGTATCGCATTTGTATTGGCATGTAGCGACATAATTATATGTATTTATCTTGTATTTATTATTATCAGACATTTCATCAAACGTAAGAAATGAGTCCTACACGGGCTCTTTCTTTTTTTCGCGCGAAATTTACAGGCTATATTATGGAAAACAATAAAACTCATAAAGAAAGGGAGATTTATACTATTATGAAACTGAAACAGTTAGAAGTAACTAATGAGAACATTGGTGTATTATTGATGAGTGATGATGTTTATTTAATTCGATTTAAAGAAGAAAATAAAGTAAAATTGAATTTTATAAAAGGTCATAAAGACGTATCAATACTTCCACCGAAGTTATCTTTGGTTAATATCAAAAGCTTATCAGCAAAAGAATTAAGGAAAATTCTCGATGAAGAAGAGGTAGCTATTGTTGAAGTAACAATGGAGGAGTCCTAACATGGACTCTTTCTTTTTCGCAAAAATTGCATACTCCTTTATGAGGAGGTGAATTATATGACATTTTTGGGATGTGCACTTATTTTAGTAGGAGTGCTTATATTATTACAAAATGGCAATAACAATCACGATTAATGATCAAAGGGGGAGTCCTAACAAGGGCTCTTTCTTTTTTTGTGTGGAGACGTATTTTTAAGGGGCTGGAGAATGACAAAGATTAGAGGATTGACGGTTACAGTTCTCTAACAAAAAATAAAGGAAGCTGCCGCTAACAACTTCCTTTAAATGAATTATTTTTTATTTTGCATTGCGTGATAATCCACACGCTTTTTGTTTGGATCATTTCGATGCTCAAGTATCCAAACGAGATATTCTGGCAAGTATTGCTTATTTGTCTTTTGTTTACAACACTTGGAATACGAGATACGATTCTGGTTATCCATTAGTCATCACCTCCAGTCTCTTAAAAGTACGTCCCCTTTCATTGATTCGTATTGTACTAGCGGATATATATTTCGTCAATGAAATTCTATCCTAGGATAGAAACAGTACGTAGGTTACTGTAAAACATATTATTTTGATATTAGAAAAATTGGGAAAGGGGGTGGTGTGTATGACGTTGATACTTGTGCTATTAACAGCTATACCGTTTTTATTTGGCATATTGGTTGGGATATTTGCAGCAAAAGTTATATTTCAAGAAAAGCCGATAGGTTCGCTTAGGGTCGATGAATCAGATCCAGACAGCGGACCTTATTTATTTCTTGAACTTGACCCGAACAATGCAGATGCGATTTATAAGCAGCGTTATGTACGTCTGCAAGTAGAGCTGAGAAATTATATTTCGCACAAATAGCACTTCCTCTTATGGAGAAAATCCAATTACAAAATTGAAAGGAGAAAATGAAATGGAAGAGAAAACAATTGACGAATTATTGAATGAGGAGATTGCAGATGAAATCAAAGCTTTATCTGAATTAGAAGCAGGGAGCAATGAGAAATCAGCAGCAATTGAGGATCTGACCAAGCTTTACAAGTTAAGAATTGAGGAAAATAAAAGCTCATGGGATGCAGATGACAAGTATAATCGTCGGATCATGGATGAAAAATCTAATGATAAAGATGATGAAATCAAGCAGAAGCAGCTCGAGGAGCAGGTTAAAGACCGATATTTCAAGGTTGGTATTGCAGCAGCAGAACTCATGATACCGTTGATGTTCTATGGCATCTGGATGAATAGAGGATTTAAGTTTGAGGAAACTGGAACAATCACTTCATCCACATTTAAGGGATTAATCAACCGTTTTAGACCAACAAAAAAGTAAATGGAAACTGGAACGTTGGGGGCATGGAACACATGTCCTCTTCGTTTTTGCGCGTCCGCATCATATACATTCCATATTATGGAAACTAGAAAAGGAGGTAAAATTAGATGAGCAAGATCTATGTAGAAGTACCAACAACTACAAACCAGACGACTATTAGTATACCCTATGGAGAAGAGGAGGAATACTTATGGCAGTTTACAGTAATGTTTATCGAAAATGAATATTTGAAAAAGCGTATGGTTACTGTTATGGATAATAACTGTGATAACGGTGAAGAACCGTCAATCCAGAGTATGATTATCAATAACAAGAATAACCGTACAGCAATATTTGAGTATCATTTAGATACAGATATTAAAGCTGACATAAAATTATCCGCTTATTTCTGTAATGGATGCAGGGTTGTTACAGTTGAGTGGTAAAACGTACTTTAGGAGATGTGAGCGTCAAACGCATCTCCTTTTCGTTTTTCTGCTGATACGTGAAAATCGCATGTCTTTTTATGAAGAGAATAAAGCTTTATCTCTTGAACAGATAAAAATAAGTTTGTATACTTATCGTGAGTATACAGGCGGGTTGAATTTGAAAGGAGATATTTAGCATGGGATTTTTTAACAAGATGCAGAAACTGGCAATGATTACTGGACATTATATTTGCTCTGAGTGTGGAAAGAGTATGGAATTTGAGGACGAGTGGAAAGACACATTGGTGTGTCCTCATTGTGGTCACAGCGTAGATTTAGACAGATACGGTTTTGAAAGTGACGAAGAGTATGAGAGTTTATATCCAACCAGAGAAGAGGTTTTAGGTATTGAACCAGAAGATTCTGACGATGACGAAGATTAAAAAATAGTAAGCTAAAGGGATTGGGGCCTTAGAGAAATCTAAGGCTCTTTTCGTTTGCGGAGAGATATATGCGATACCATTATGAAAAACCAGATATATGTTCGTCTATGTACGGTGAAGTTTATATTTTCGATCATCCGGTTTATAGCAGATGCACGCTCTTTAAGATAAGCGATAAAGGCTTGGCAGTAATCCAGCAGCGATTCGACACGAAGACCAAAAACACATATTGGACGGAAGTTGATGCTTGGCTGGTCGATCAGTTATATTTGAATCCAAAATTCAAAGATTACTTCGATAAACGGGCTGGAACATGTAAAGACGGTCTATATCCAACTGTATCTATACGGCAAATGATGTGGGGATTGAAAATGAAACCTTTAAAGAGGCAACGCTGGGAAACATATTTTGATAGACCAATCGTTTAGCGATTTTAGCAATTCCTTTTATGAAGGAGGTAATATACAATGACACTTAAACAATTCGAAAGATTGAAAATTGGTGATTTGGTAACGCAAGTAAAAGGCAACTACAGAGGTGAACCAGCCAAGGTTGATTTTATTTGGGATTTAACCGATAGCAACGGTTACAGAGAAATACTTATATTTGCTAGTTATCTAAATCCTAAGATTCACAAATGCGAACAAAGTGATTTTAATTGCAATTATCGATTCTTGAAAATTGTAGAGGAGTCCTGACAAGGGCTCTTTTCTTTTAACTTCGCAAAAAATACATAGCTCTTTATGAAAGAATACTAATTTATGAGGAGGTATATTTATGCTTAAAGATTATTACGAAATGATTTGTTTACCACAGTGGAAATGGATAAAGAAACATTGGAAGGGATATCTGGTGTTTTTGGCACTATATTCCGCAGTGTGTATTGGAGTAACCTATTTCGATGATATTAAGGAGTATATTCAATCAAAATTTAGACATGAGGAAAAGGAGTCCTAACAAGGGCTCCTTTTCTTTTTATGAAAGGAGACGCGATGAAAAACATGAAACTTCAAAAACTCACCAAAGCATCACCAACTATATTGTCGTGTTTGGCTGCGGCAGGTGTTATTGGAACTGCGATACTGGCAGCAAGATCTACACCAAAAGCATTATGGAAAATCCGGGAGGATAGTAAAGAGAAACATGACGGTGATCCAAATGCATATACAGCAGTAGAGGCTGTTAGGTCAGCATGGATCTGTTATATTCCAGCGGCTATTACCGGTACAGCTACTATTGTATGTATATTCGGAGCGAATGTGTTAAACAGACAACAGCAGGCATCCTTAGCAAGTGCGTATGCGTTATTGAATGATTCTTATCAGAATTACAAATCAAAGCTAAAAGAGTTATACGGCGATGAGGCTCATCAGAAGATTGTAGATGCTATTGCAGTTGAAAAGGCTGGCGATGTTTATATTTCAGCGCCTAATATTATAGGGTCATCCTCGTTAACACTCGATGAGCCTAATCCAGAAGATATCAGGTTGTTTTACGACAGCTTTTCAAACAGATACTTTGAAAGCACATTGGTTAATGTGATGAATGCTGAATATCATTTGAATCGTAATTACGCGCTAGGATATGGCGTTTGTATAAACGATCTGTATAGATTTCTGGGAATCGATATTATTCCCGGAGGCGATGAGCTTGAGTGGTTTTGGTCAGATGGACTTGGCTGGATTGACTTTGATCACCATAAAACTACATTGGACGATGGTCTTGAAGTCTGTGTTGTTGATTTGGTATTTGAGCCAAGATTGGCAACTGAAGATGACTGAGTTCGCAAAAATTGCAAGTCATATTATGAAAGGAGGGTGACATCATGAACCATAAAATGATTAAAGGAATCGGCGTTGCAGCAACCATAATCAGTATATGTGCAGGCATTTTAACTGATTGGGCGAATGAACAGAAGATGAACGAAAAAATCGAGAAAAAAGTTGATGAGGCACTTAGCCGAAAAGACGATAAGGAGTCCTGACAAGGGCTCTTTTCTCTTGCAATGGTTTCACCGACTTTGTTTTTACTTCTGTTATTTTTTAATCTAAGATGGTCAATGAAAGGAGACAAATATTTATGAGTGAAATGGTATTTAACAATGGATCAGTACCGGTTGCAGTTGCGGCAAAGGTGTATAAGAAGGACCCGTGTTGGGTGAGAGCAGGGTTGATTGCTGGATGGCTTCCTATCGGATTTGCTACCAGGGATGGGAAACTTATTAAGGATATTCAGCAGATTAATTCCAAATTTGGGCGTATTAACTATTACATATCGCCCAAAAAGCTGTATGAAGAGACCGGGTATATTTACGAAAGGGAGGTAACGAAGGATGGCTACAACGATACGACCGGAAATTTCGCAGAACAACGAGTATTGGATAAGCAAGCACCGGTATTATGAGCTTAAACATTTCTGTATGCAATATCCGCTTTGGAAAGCAGCATATCGCTTGCTTGAACTTGAAGGGGTAAGGTCATTGGATTTGTCCGGATATATTCCAACCTCCGAAACATCAGATCCGACAGCAAAAACAGCAATTGCAAAAAGCTATTTTGGAGATCGTATTAGCATGATAGAGAATATTGCTGCTGAAGCAGACGAAAGTTTGGCAGAGTATCTTATTAAAGGTATAACAGAAGGCTGGTCGTATGATATTTTAAAAGCCAGGATGAATATTCCATGCTGTAAAGATGTTTATTACAATGTTTACAGACGGTTTTTCTGGCTTTTAAGCAGAGAAAGAAAATGAAACAGTTAAGGGAGAGTCACTCGAGGGTGGCTCTTTCTTTTTATTGGAGGCATTTAGATGAAAACAGCAAATGATAATGCGATATCGACTGTTCGGCATTGCATTAATTCTCTGCTAAATGAAGCTGTAAATAAAAGAGGATACAGTTTAGCACAGGAAAGTTATTCCAAGTGGGCAGCACGAGAGTTACTCATACGGCTTGAGAAAAATAAAGGACGTCCGCCATTGATGATTATTGAAGAATTTAGAGATCAGATGGATAGATATTCTACGATGAATGTACGGACGAGTTATCCATTTTCTTGCGCTAAAGATATGGCTGAGTGGATTATCGATTTATTGATAACGTAAAGGAGAAAAAATTATGTGTGAAAGAGAAATGACATTAGGAGAAGAAATTATCAACCTAACCAAAAGGGGAGTTGACGTTTCGACTGTAGAAAGGATGTATAGAAAATACATTGGTCTTGATGAAAAGAGAAAATCGGATGATGCTTACGCTATTGATCGGGAACCGATATTTGGCACTGGTCACGCAGCTCGCTACCACTATTCTATCCTTCCGGCAGATATTAAAGTTGGTGATAAACTGATGGTTCCTTTAGGAAAGCTCGGAAACTTTACAGCAACAGTTCAGAAAATTACGAACGATAAGGTGTTATTCATTTTCGACGATTATGTTGCCAAACGCCCGATGAATGAAGATGGTGGTAATGCTGGCAGATATTCTAAGTCCGATCTGAAAAAGTGGATCGATACCGAGCTGTACAATATGTTCCCTGCGGTTCTTAAGCAGAGAATGACCGGTTTATCAATCCCGACTCTCGGTGAAATCTGCGGATGGGGTGACAACTGGGATAAAGAACATATCGAGCCTGATGACGATGAGCAGTTACCACTCATGAAACAGAGACGAAACCGCGTTGCTTATTACAAGAATAATTGCGAGTTGGGCTGGCTCAGAAATGCTACAAAGAGGAATTTTTCTTCGGCTTACTTTGCCGTTGTGGGCAACTTTGGCGGTGCGGACTACGGCGGCGCTTCGTACTCTTTTGGAGTTCGTCCGGAATTCTGGTTTGAGAAATAAATGCTATATTCAGGAGGAAACGAAAATGCATAAAATAAGCATTACACGAATTTGTAAAAAAGTTAAAAATTCAACAATCAAACATAGTCCAGAGATTCTCATTGGATTAGGTATTGCCGGTATGATCACCTCGACCATTATGGCAGTAAAGGCTACACCGAAAGTGTTGATTCTTATCGAAGATGAAAAACGGCATATCAATCACGAAATTCTTGAACAGGCTAAAGCGGACGGCATTGAAGAATGCGAACGTGTTGAACGGTTAGAGCCTATTGATGTCATTAAAGTTACTTGGAAGTGTTATATTCCGGCAGCAGTTATTGGAACGGTATCGGTTGCTTGCTTGATTGGAGCCAGTTCCGTGAATCCTCGTAGAAATGCGGCTTTAGCAACTGCATATACTCTTTCAGAATCCACTCTTAGAGAGTATCAGAAGAAAGTGGTAGAGACAATTGGCGAGAAGAAGGAACAGACTGTAAGAGATGCTGTGGCAAAAGAAACACTTGAAAAAGCGCCGGTTGAGAATAAAGAAGTCATCATTACAGCTAAAGGTGATACATTATGCTTTGATATTGTATCGGGGCGATATTTTAAATCGGACATAGACAAGCTTAAAAAGGCTGAAAATGAGTTGAACCGACAAATGCGGAACGAGATGTATATTTCTCTGAATGAGTTTTACTATGAAATCGGACTTGAGAGTATAAAGCTTGGCGATTCATTGGGATGGAATATTGATGATGGTTATATTAACCTCAGATTCAGTTCGCAATTGGCTACTGATGGAACACCATGCCTCGTCATCGATTATGAATATGGTCCTAAGTATGATTTTCGGAATCTGATGTAGGTTCGCAGTATTTACAAGTTATGTTATGGAAGAAAAAATTATTTTCAAATCTGAAAGGAGAAATTACTATGGAAAACAACGAAGTAATGATGAACAGCAGCGAGGAAATTATGGAGACAGCAGCTGAGGAACTTACAAAGACAGACTATTGTGCTGGACTTAAGAAGGTGTCGACCGTTGGATTAGCTATGATTGCGGGTGCATTAACCTACAAATATGTAGTTATTCCAGCAGCAACCAAGATTAAGACCTGGCATGAGAATCACAAAGTAAAGAATCAGCCAGATGACGTGATCGACGGTGCGTTCGAAGAAGTTGAGAACGAGAAAACGACTGAATAAGAATTGATTTAATTATTATTCTGACAGAGGGAGAGTACCTATAACACGGTGCTTTCCCTTTTTTTTGTTTTATGAGGGGGCATTATGCATCAATACAAATATGATGGACCAGTTATGGCATTTAATGACTGCATAGCTACTCGTTGGCAAGGGTCCACGTACGCAGCTTCGGAAAAGAAAGCGCGTAGTAATTTAATATATCAGTTTAAACAGAAGAATAATCGTGTTCCAGGCACAAAAATTACTCTTCCTGGGAAACTGATGATTGTAGAGTGAAAGGGGAAATTATGAACACAGATAAATTCGTCGCATGTGTTGGTTGTGTTATTGGCGTTCTTGGTATTGGATATGCAATCGGTGCTAACGACAAGTTAAAAGTTGTTAGTAATGCTGTTAATAAATCTATAGACTCGATTATTGCTGATGGTAAAGTCGATATTTCGAACGATTTGATCGACGATATAATCCGTACCAAAACGAAGGATATTGTAGAAAATCAGGCTAGACGTAAAGTTGAAGAGGCTTGCGGTAAAGCAGTTCGTAATGTGGAGACTGCGATGTACATCAAAATTTCTGATGCTGCTGAGAAAGCTGTAAACACTACGTACGAGAGCATGAAACGAGAAGCAAAGGAGCAGATTCAGAAAGAATTACGTAATATTGATATTTCAGATTTAAAAGAAGAAGTAAAAACCGATGCGGCCGAATTGGTTAAGCAAAAATTGTCATCTCAGATGGATGATATTCTTGCGACATACAATGCAAATCTTATGAATATTCAGACTATATACAGCTCTATCGCTAAGACTATGAGCGGAAATTGAAGGGGGTTCACATGGCGGAATACAGATCTAATTCCCATAAATCCAGAGAAGAGATAAGCAATCCTAGCTCTGAGAAAAAGATTGAAAAAGTTATAAGCGGGTCAGCTAAGTCTAAGAAAAAAGGTGGAATACAGAAATTAGCCAATATATTTATTGCAGATGATGTTGATGATGTAAAAAGCTATATTTTCGAGGACATCGTTGTTCCGGCAGTAAAGGATATTATTCTGGATGCGGTAAAGGCGGTTTTGGGAGTAAATAATACATACAAAGGAAGGTCTTCAACGGCCGGGAAGATTTCCTATCGCAAATATTACGACGATAGAGATCGAAGGGACCGAGACACACCATCGCAGATAAAGAGAGCATATGATTACGATGATATTATCATTGAAAATCGTGGAGATGCAGAAGAGGTGTTGGTTCGTATGGACGAGCTGATTGCAACTTACGGTCTGGTCAGTGTTGCTGATTTTTATGACCTGGTTGGAGTTTCTGGTAATTATACAGATAACAAGTATGGTTGGACAGATATACGTGGTGCAACAACAGTCCGGGTTGGTGATGGATATATGATCAAGTTACCAAGAGTAAAACCGTTAAATTAGGAGCGTGATATTTATGTATGAGTCAGATGACAAAATGGTGTCACATCCAGATCATTATAAGTCCGAATCTGAATTAGAGGTGATAGATGTAATTGAAGCTTTTACATCCGGCCTTGAAGGAGTAGAGGCAACCGATACAGGAAACGTCATCAAATATATTTGCCGTTGGAAGAAGAAAAATGGCATTCAGGATCTTAAGAAGATTATGTGGTATACACAGCATTTAATTGATTATTTAGAGAAAAAAGAAAAGGAGAATCGTTAATTATGAAAAAAGAAATCATTATGAAGAATGTATCCTCTGTATTAAGCAGAACAAAAATTGGTCTGAGAAAATATGGACCTGACATCTTAGTTGTAGCAGGTATTGCTGGTACAATCGCCAGTACCGTTCTGGCTTGCAGGGCAACAACCAAATTAAGCACTATTTTGGATGAGTCTAAGGATAACATCGAGACGATTCACAAATGCGCTGATGATGAGAATATGAAAGATAAATATTCCAAGGATGATGCTAAAAAAGATTTAGCGATTGTGTATGTTCATACAGGAGCAAAGTTAGCGAAATTATACGCGCCTTCAATTGTTCTTGGAGTTGTTTCTATTACCGGTATTGTAGTATCTCATGATATTATGCGTAAACGAAATAAAGCTATTGTTGCAGCATATGCAACTCTTGGGGCGACATTTAAAGAATACAGAGGACGTGTTGTGGAGCGATTTGGAGAGGAGATTGATAAGGAGCTTCGTTATAACATCAAAGCAAAGAAGTTTGAAGAAACCACTGTCGACCCCGAAAGCGGTAAGGAAAAGAAGGTAAAGTCCACAGTGAATGTTGCTGAACCAAGCTTAGACGACTATACGTTATATTTCGATGAGGCTTGTAAGAACAGTGAAGAGAGCATGGATTACAATCTGATGTTTCTTAGGTCTCAGCAGCAATTGGCAAATGACAAGCTGAAAGCAGATGGTTACTTATTCTTGAGTGATATTTATGATGCGTTAGGTATCAAGAAGACTAAGATGAGCCAGACTGTAGGCTGGATTTATAAACCAGATGGTAATAAAAATGGGGATAACTTTGTCGATTTCGGAACCGTTGTGACTAATAGAGCCACAGATGACGGTTATGAAGAAGCAATCCTTATGAACTTTAATGTCGATGGACCGATTCTGGATCTCATCTAATTCTAACAGGAGGACGTTATATGCGAAAGTTTTTTCACAGGATCGCCCTCCCTGCACTTTGTATATGTACTATATTTTCGACTGGATTCATTGGGTCCGCATCAACGTTGGACAGTTACGAGAATACCCAAGTAGATCAACCTTTAACAGTCGATCCGGATACTCCTATAGTTATATTTTCCGATGTAGAAGAGGATGAAACTATTACAGAGCCGGAAACTGAAGAGCAGGTAGAGGAAGAGGTACTGTTGCAAACCGAAGATGTTGAATTGATTGCTCTTGTTACGATGGCCGAAGCTGAGGGTGAATGCGAGCAGGGTAAGCGATTGGTGATAGACACTATATTAAATAGGATGGATTCTCCATATTTTCCAGATACAGCACACGATGTTATTTATCAAAGAGGTCAGTTTTCTTCTATGTGGAATGGCAGAGTAAAGAAATGCTATGTTCGTGATGATATTTGTCAGTTGGTAAGGGAAGAGTATGCATCACGTATTAACGATCAGGTTGTATTCTTTACAGCACGTAGATATGGAAAATACGGAACCCCTTTGTTTCGTGTCGAACATCATTATTTTTCAAGCCTATAGGGGCAGAAAGGAGCTTTGTATGACAGAATTGATTGGATTGGCTTTTTCAGCAGTTGCAGGTATTTGTTTTGTTAGTGGTATTGCTGTTTTGGTTGGCGGAAAGGGGAAATAGTAATGGATGGTATTGGCAATTTCATATCCATGGTCGATTATATTTTGGATAGTAAACGAAAGCGGCATATTACCGGAGGCATTCTGTTGAGTGCCTCTTTACTTTTTGGCGGATTAGCATTAACCGTAATGACATTAAAAAGCGAGGAAGAAGAGAATGAATAAAGAAGCTATATTTTCATTAATTGCAGGAATGGCCATCGGAGCATGTGCTACGTCCCGATATTTTAAGAAAAAATACGAGCTTATTGCACAGGAAGAAATCGACTCCGTTAAAGCAGCATTGAGCAGACACATGGCCGATAATCCAGCGAAAAATGAAGATAAACCAAAACAGGAGTCTAAGTTACAGTCAGAAGCATTAAAGGCATTTCGTCGCTACAGCGGGAGTGAGAATGAAGAACGTACGAATGCGCCAGGACCATATGTAATTAGTCCCGATGAATTTGGTGGTGCTGATGGATATGATACGATCAGCCTTACTTATTATTCTGGAAATGGAGTTCTTGTAGATGATAATGAGGAGCAGGTTGATAACGTAGAAGAGCTTGTTGGTGAAGATTCGTTAAAGCATTTTGGTGAATACGAAGACGACTCAGTTTATGTAAGAAATGATGAGCGTAAATGCGATTATGAAATTCTGCTGGACGAATCAAACTATTACGGGGGTGATTGATCATAAATGAGATCTAGCACTTTAGATGAGCCATATTTCGAATGGATGTACGGAATGATGTGCGATGATGAACATCTAAAAAGAGAATCGTATATAAGTCTGTTTCGATACCTTAATGATACAGAATTTACGTACGATGTCTCCATGAACGATGGCAACCGGTGGCAAGACGGCATTGACCTTAGATATAGTCGTTTTTCTGACTACATCGGAATTGATCCGCATTATATGGAATTTGCATCTGAATCCTGTAGCGTTTTGGAAATGATGATAGCACTTGCTATTCGACTCGAAGAACATATTATGCATGATCCAGACATAGGTGATCGGACTGCCATGTGGTTTTGGGGGATGCTTGATAGTATGGGATTATCTGAAATGGATGATTCCGAATTCAATCTGGCATACGTAGAAGCGGTTGTTCAAAGGTTTCTGGATCGCGATTATCGACCGGATGGAAAAGGTGGATTATTCACCATCGAAGAATGTAAGTACGATTTAAGAAAAGTTGAAATATGGTACCAGGCATGTTGGTATCTTGATACTTTGGAATAGGAGTTTTATGAATCACAGTATTGTTTATAAGTGGTTTGCGTTATATTTTCCTGATTATGCTGGGGATAAGGTCGCTTCGTGGTATCCGAACGGAAATTCAAGCATCCGTATTAAACAGAAAAACGGACAGGAATTTATATTTACGTTAATAGACAAATGCAATTGGACGTTTGAAACCATTGGAAGCTTTATAAAAAGAACGAAAGGAGCAAAAAAGTAATGGGTGATGTTATGGATTATATTTTCTCAAACATGAAAGCAACGGATCGGAAGATGGGGTATGTATTTAGAACTATCGCCAATCAGAATGCTTTTAATAAGGCAGTTGTTATATTTTCATTTGCTGCAACTGCAAACATTTATTTGTTGGAAAAACAGAGGGTAGCTCAGGCACATAAGATCAAGAAGCTTGAACAGGAGATTGAGGAGCTTAAACATCCAGAAAGAGAGTAAGAAATGCGATGATCGATTTTATGGTGATCTCAACACGGTTAACAAAGCGTGGTTCAATAGAGATCTATCCCAAATTTATTATAAAGAAGAGTTCTGATCTGATGATCCGCGGTGGCGATTTTTATGCCATATGGATGGAAGAGCGGGGGTTATGGTCTACCGACGAACAGGATGCACTGCAGTTGATTGATCGTGAACTTGATAAATATGCGAAAGAAAATCAGCAGCGCTTCTCTTCTGACGTAAGAGTCTTACATATGTGGGATGCTGAAACAGGTATGATTGACTCCTGGCATAAATACTGTCAGAAGCAGATGCGTGATAATTTCCATATGCTGGACGATAGACTGATATTTTCAAATACCGAGACGGATAAGAACGATTACGCAAGTAAACGGCTTAAGTACCCATTAGAACCGGGAGATTTATCAGCATATGAAAAGCTTATGTCCACTTTATATTCTGAAGAGGAAAGGACAAAGATAGAGTGGGCTATAGGTTCGATCGTATCTGGTGACTCTAAGAAATTGCAGAAGTTCATGGTGCTGTATGGAGCAGCTGGAACTGGTAAGTCTACAGTGCTGAACATCATTCAGGAGCTTTTTGACGGATATTATTCTGTATTTGATGCTAAAGCACTTGGCTCATCCAGTAACTCGTTTGCATTGGAAGCATTTAAAAGTAATCCGCTTGTAGCTATCCAGCATGATGGAGATTTGTCGAAAATCGAAGATAATACACGGTTAAATAGTCTGGTTTCACACGAGTTAATGACCGTTAATGAGAAATTCAAATCAGCATATTCCAATCAATTCAAGTGCTTCTTATTTATGGGTACTAATAAACCGGTAAAGATTACAGATGCCAAGTCTGGTCTGATTCGAAGGCTGATTGATGTTTCGCCTTCTGGAAATAAACTTTCACCAAGCGAATACAAAAACGTGATTAAGCAGGTGAAATTTGAATTAGGAGCCATTGCGTATCACTGTCAGGAAGTATATTTAGAGAATCCTGGTAGATATGACAGTTATATTCCAATCACGATGTTGGGCGCATCCAATGACTTCTATAACTTCATTGTGGATTCGTATCATGTGTTTAAACGCGAGAATGGGACAACCTTGAAGGCGGCATGGGAGATGTACAAGACGTATTGTGATGAAGCAAATGTGCCGTTTCCATTTTCTCAGAGGATATTTAAGGAAGAACTGAAGAACTATTTCAGAGACTTCCAAGAACGCTTTAATCTTGATGATGGGACAAGGGTCAGAAGCTATTACAGTGGTTTTAGAACCGAGAAATTCGAAGAAGTATCCGAGCCCACAAATGACAACAAAGAAGACATAAACTGGCTTCAATTTGATGCTGACAAATCTATATTTGATGACGATTGTGCAGACTGTCAGGCTCAATATGCTTCCGAGAATGAAACACCACAGAAGAAATGGGATTTTGTGAAGACGAAGTTATCAGAAATTGACACCAAAAAGCTTCATTATGTACGAGTTCCATTAAAGCATATTGTCGTAGATTTTGATATTCCGTGCGATGATGGAAAGAAGTCTCTTGAGAGAAATCTGAAAGAAGCACAAAAGTGGCCGCCGACTTATGCCGAATTAAGCAAATCTGGTCAGGGTATACATCTTCATTATATTTATAGCGGAGATCCTAACCAGTTGAGCCGGGTTTATGACGACCATATAGAAATTAAAGTATTTACGGGTAACAGTTCGCTTAGGCGTAAATTATCCAAATGTAATCAGTTGCCGATTGCTACGATTAGTTCTAATTTACCGCTGAAAGGAGACAGTAAAATGGTAAATTTTGAAGCGATTAAGAGCGAAAAGGGGCTTAGAACATTAATTAAACGTAATCTGGAAAAGGAAATTCATCCAGGGACTAAGCCTAGTATTGACTTTATTTATAAGATTTTGGAGGACGCTTACGAAAGCGGATTAAACTACGATGTCAGTGATATGCGTAATGCCATTGTAAGATTTGCGGCTAACAGTACGCATCAGGCTGACTATTGCATCAAGTTGGTTAACAAGATGCCGTTTAAATCTGCCGAGACATCCATAGCAGTAAAGAACGATGAGGCAAAATTGGTATTTTATGATATCGAAGTTTTTCCAAACCTGTTTCTGGTCAATTGGAAAATAGCAGGATATGACAAACCTGTTGTGAGGATGATCAACCCGACTCCAGGAGATATTGAAGATTTGATGAAATTCCGACTTGTGGGCTTTAACTGCAGACGGTACGACAATCATATTTTATATGCTAGGTTGATGGGGTATACCAATCAGCAGCTTTATGAGCAGTCACAGAAGATCATTAATGGAAATTCGAATTGTTTCTTTGGTGAAGCCTATAACGTGTCTTATACGGACGTATATGACTTTGCATCTGCCGGAAACAAGAAAAGCCTTAAGAAGTTAGAAATTGAGATGGGCAATCTTACCGACGAAGACCTCAAGAAAAAGGGATTTTCGGATGAAAAGATTCGGATCATTAAAGCAGGAACACATCACCAGGAGCTTGGTCTTCCATGGGATCAACCGGTTCCGGAAGAGCTTTGGATTAAGGTCGCTGAGTATTGTGATAACGATGTTATTGCTACTGAGGCGGCCTTTAATTATCTTGAGGCTGACTGGACGGCACGACAGATTCTGGCAGATTTAGCAGAGATGACTGTTAATGATACGACCAATACTCTTACCACAAGAATTATATTTGGAAACAACCGGAAACCGCAGTCAGAGTTCCATTACAGAAATCTGGCAGAGCCGGTAGAGTCGCTGGATAAAGAGAGTATGGACTTCCTTAAGGAAGCATGCCCGAAGATGATGGCTGAGCCACACTATGGCTGGAAGTATAATGATAAGGATGAAGTTCCATTCGAGGCACATAGCATTCTTCCATATTTTCCTGGTTATGCATTTGACCATGGTAAATCTACATATCGTGGCGAAGAAGTTGGTGAGGGAGGATTTGCGCAGGGTGTTCCGGGAATGTATGGAAACGTGGTACTTCTGGATATTTCATCTATGCATCCGCATAGTGTTATTGCTGAGTGTCTCTTTGGTCCACGCTTTACCAGGGCGTTCAGAGATATTGTTGAAGGACGTGTAAGTATTAAGCATGAGGCTTGGGATATTGTCAATACAATGCTGGATGGAAAGCTTACTCCGTATATTCAGAAAGTTATTGACGGCGAGATGACATCAAAGGACCTTGCCAATGCTTTGAAAACAGCAATCAACTCTGTATACGGTCTCACGTCAGCATCCTTTGATAATCCGTTCCGTGATCCGAGAAATGTTGATAATATTGTGGCTAAACGTGGAGCATTATTTATGATTGATCTTAAGAACGAGGTTCTGAAGCGTGGATTTCAGGTTGCTCATATTAAGACAGACTCTATTAAGATTCCAGATGCCACGCCTGAGATTATCCAGTTTGTCATGGATTTTGGTGAACGTTATGGATATTCATTTGAGCATGAAGCTACATATGACCGAATGACCTTGGTTAACGATGCGGTTTATATTGCTAAATATAAGGATGCCGAAGAATGCCAGAAAATGTATGGTTACATACCTGGAGACAACAAAAAGAAAGGCGGAAAATGGACTGCGACGGGTACTCAGTTCCAGATTCCATATGTATTTAAGAAGCTGTTCAGCAGAGAGGAAATCGCATTTGGCGACATGTGCGAGACCAAATCTGTGAGCAGCTCTTTATATTTGGATCTGAATGAGAACTTGCCAGATGTCAGCAAAGAAGAAAAAGAATTCAGCAAAGCCGAGAGTGATTATAAAAAGGGTCTGCTTTCAGATGTGACTTTTGAGAGTATTTGTCAAAATCTGACGCCAGTAATCGAAAAAGGTCACAATTACCGGTTTATTGGAAAGGTTGGTCAGTTCTGTCCAATGAAAGATGGATATGGTGCTGGACTTCTTATGAGAGAAAAAGATGGAAAGTATTACGCAGCGACAGGTTCTAAGGGCTATCGTTGGATGGAATCTGAAATGGTTAAAGAGCTTGAAAAGGAAGATGGTATTGATCGGTCTTATTACGACAAGTTGGTCAATGAAGCTGTGGAAACCATCTCTCAGTATGGCGATTTTGAGTGGTTTGTATCAGACGATCCTTATATTCCAGAACTTGGTGCTAATGACGCCGACGTTGACAGCGCACCATGGGAGACAGAATGGGAAAATCCTTGTGGGGATAAAGAAATCCGAGGATGCTTAGATTGCCCGCACTACAAAATGGAAAATAACCATATAGAATGCGACAAGGGTTTTGATATTTTAGATACTGTTATGAAAATGGCTATTAATCAGCCAGAGAATAATTAAAGAGAGGTATATACGATGAGAACTAATCTTGTAATTGTAGAGAACGGAAAATTTATATTTGATACTAATTTTGCTGGCGATCCTAAGAAGGACCGTTTTGGAAGTGATGAAAGAAAAGCCAATCTGGTTATCCCAGACATTGATCTGGCAAGAGAATTAATTGATGATGGATTTAATATCCGTCTTACTAAACCAAGAGTAGGCGAAGAAGAGGGTTTTGTGCCGAGATATTTTGTGAAGGTGAAGCTGAACTACAAGAGTACATGGCCTCCAAAGGTATATTTAGTTACTGATGAAGATAAGAGTGTTCTTCTGGATGAGGAGTCAGTAGCTTGTCTTGATGATATTTGGGTGGATCGTGTTAATGCGGTACTTAACCGTTATGAGGGACCAAATGGAAAGTCTCTGTATGTAAAGAGTATGGAGGTGTATCAGAAGGTTGATGATGACCCAATCAGTGCGAAATACAGAAGACGAAACCGGGATGAAGAGGAAGAGATTCCATTTGAATGATGTTTAGGAGCGACTATGGATTTAAAGGATAAATACAAATTGGCATTGTTTGGGGTCATCCGAAATAGTACGGTGATGCCAGCCGGTGTTAAGCTTGGAAAAAGTATGCATGAAATTAATACCATGTCGGTTAACACTATGAATTATATTTTGGATTCGTTTGATTACGACCGGTTAGAAGCTGATTTTAATTCAGTAGTGAAATAAGAGTTAGAGCGTTGGTGTAAAAGCTGACGCTCCTTTTCTATACGAAAGGAGACGGAAAATGTTTTGGAAAGAGAAAAAATGGGAGCCTACAATTACATTCACAGAACCCAAATGCAAGAAAGTCCCAATGGAAAAGTGGAAAGCCAGTTGTAAACCGGAACGAGCAAAAACAGAAGCTCCTAAATCGGAAGAGTTATTGTTGCCAAATTCGAAAATCGACTGGGAGAAAAAATTCCTGGACACATTTAAACAGCTTATATATGCTCACCGTCCGTGGGATGTCTGGAGAGACCTGATTATTATGAATGCGTGTGCAATTTCCAATGCGGTAGATAGGACGCATTATGACGAGCGAGAAAAAAGATATTTGTCTATCATAAAGAAATACACAAAAGCCGAACAGAAATTATTTCCAGAGTTATGCGCCTACATAACCATGGCGTTAGAGGACAATCCGGAACAGGATTTTCTTGGAAAGATATTTATGGCACTGGATCTTGGAAATACATCAAATGGGCAGTTCTTTACACCGTATTCTGTATGTCAACTTATGTCCGAAATAGTGACTAATGACGCGGAGAAAAAGATAGAGAAGCAAGGTTATATTTCTTTGAATGATTCATGTTGTGGTGCTGGTGCGACGATCATTGCCGCTGCTAATTCTATCAGAAAGAAATTAGAAAATAGAAAGCATCCGTTAAATTATCAGAACCATGTATTAGTTGTGGCACAAGATATAGATGAAACCGTCGGACTTATGTGCTACATACAGGTGTCGTTGCTTGGATTGGCTGGCTATGTGAAAATCGGAAATTCGCTATCAAACCCTATTACCGGGTCAGACAGTCGTGAGAACTATTGGTATACACCGTTATATTTTGCCGACACATGGGTGATGAGGAGAACCATAAAGCAGTTCAATGTATTATGCAGGAGGTAAGTGAATGAAAAAAAGATATTCGATGACGAAAAGGCAATGTTATTGCAGCATTATTGAGTTCTTTGATAATGTAGCAAAGATTTGTGGTGAAACCGGTGATATTTCAAGATTTACATATGATTGTAGAAAGATTTGCATCACAAAGCCGGTATACGATCAAATTCGTAAGTATTACTTAGATACAGCTTGTTCGGGCGATTCTTTTGCCATGTTTTGGGCGATATACGGTCCGAAAGCAAATTTGGATGGAGATACATCGGAAGTTGAGATTGAAGATGGATTTATTGTCAGAGGATGATCATGGGTTGGATAGGATTAAGAGATTATCAGCGTGAAGCTGTGGATAAGATGAAAACAGGATGTATTTTATGTGGAGGCGTTGGCAGTGGTAAATCACGGACAGCTATTGCTTATTACTATGCGAAAAATGACGGTGATTTAGAGGCTGAAACATACGTACCAATGGGTGATCCACCAAAAGACCTGTACATCATCACAACCGCCAGAAAACGTGATACGTTGGAATGGGAGTATGAGCTTGCACCATTTCTGTTATCTACGCATGAAGACGTCAACTTATATTCCAATAAGGTAGTGGTTGATTCGTGGAATAACATCAAGAAGTATATTTCGGTTAAAGATGCTTTCTTTATATTTGACGAGCAACGTGTTGTTGGATCAGGAACATGGGTAAAGGCGTTCTTGAAAATAACAAAATCAAACGATTGGATTCTGTTATCTGCTACACCTGGAGATACCTGGCAGGATTATATCCCAGTATTTGTTGCGAATGGTTTCTATAAAAATAGAAGCGAGTTTATAAAAGAGCATGTCGTGTATAGTCACTTTACCAAATTTCCTAAGATTGACAGATATTTGAATACCGGTCGATTGATCAGATTACGAGACAAGATACTTGTGAATATGGATTTCCGACGACAGACGGTATCGCATCATGAGGATATTTTTGTAAAATACGATGCACAAGCATACAAGGCTGTCGGAAAAAATAGGTGGAATCCGTATACACAGGAGCCGATCGTCAATGCCGCTGAATTGTGCTACGTGTGGCGGAAAATCGTAAATAGTGACCAATCGAGGCAGATAGCCTTGCTAGAGATTGTGGAGAAGCATCCTAAAGCTATTATATTCTACAATTTTGACTATGAACTTGAGCTGTTGAAAGGGATATTTTCGTGTTATGAGATTGCCGAATGGAATGGACATAAGCATCAGCCGGTGCCGGATGGAAACGCCTGGGTATATTTGGTTCAGTATAATGCCGGTGCCGAGGGATGGAACTGCATTACGACTGATACGATTATATTTTTCTCACAGAACTACTCGTACAAGATAATGGCTCAATCTGCTGGGCGTATTGATCGAATGAATACACCGTATACTGATTTATATTATTATCATTTGAAATCACGTTCTGGAATTGATCTGGCGATTAGTAAGGCACTTAAAGATAAGAAAAAATTTAATGAAACGAGGTATGTGAAATGGTAGAAATCCCAGCTAAAGTGAGACAGTATATTATAGAGCTTTTAGGAGAAGACGAGGCTGCAAAATTGATCCATGCGGCTAAGTATAATATGCCTATTTTTATAACAGGCCCGCATGTGTCTACCGGAAAAACAACTTTAGTAGATATATTGCGAGCCATAGGATGCACTCAGGTGTGGGACAGTTGGTATGTTACAACCATTGAAGTTCGTGAACCCTTGACCCATCTCCGAGAGAAAGACGATATATTTGAAGCGCTCGGGATTTAGATGCAATGTTAAAATAGTATTGTTCGTCACGTTTTATATGTTGGAATCCGCATTCAATCATAGCTTTGATGATTATTGTCTCGTCGATGTAAAAACCACGATCATATAATCGTTCAAAAATGCCATGAATGGTATAGGCTGAATATTGATAATTGATGGCTTTGGACGGAATGAAATTGCTCCGTGTCCATTGAATTACGGTAGCATATTGCTCAGGTGTGATATTCATAACAATGGCCTCCTACTGTTTTTAGAAATTTTATCACAACAAGAATGTAAATGAAAGGGTATTAAATGGAAGATATTTATAAAGAAGTTTATTTCAGCAAATATTGCGAAACATGCGAACACAAAGATTTAGATGAGAAGTTTGATCCGTGTAATGACTGTTTGGCAGAGCCTATGAACGCCGAGTCAGAAAAACCGGTTTACTGGAAGGAGAAGAAAAATGATTGATAGTCTTTTAATTGGGGTTGATTTTTCAAATACTGATGATACGGGAGTTCTTATTGTTGGTAGAAAACGTATGAATCAGACTCCTGAAATTATTAATGCTTTTCAGGGAGAAGACGCCAGAACACTTTATGAGTTATTAACAACAAAGACTGGTACGGACGCCAAATAAGCATGGTCTCTTATGAGAAAAAAAGAAAGGTGGTTCAAAATTATGACAAAAATGTATTTTGAAGTAATGAATGTGACACGAGAAATTGTATTTGGAGTACCGTATAAGGACGATATGATAGGATTTCACGTCATTTTCAACGAATCAGAGATGGACGGTAAACGAATCGTCACAATTATAGGCGACATTCATGAAAATGGTAAGCTTGAGGAGCAAACATTGATTGAAAAAGCAAATAGTTGCGACTCTAATGAGTTTACATTCAAATTTGATGTAGAAGAAAAAATGACGCTGACTATTGATATCTACGAAGACGATACACATAGATGCGTTAACGTGTCATATTAAAAGACTTCGGGATTGTTTATTCATAACAGCCCCTTTCTTTTTTGCTTTTTATAATGTATACTTATATATTATAGAAAAGCTTGGAGGGGTATTATGATACGTTTTACAAAAGCACTCATCCAGAAAGTTTTAGAAATGAATGAGGGATTTACAGATCGAACTTATTACAAAAGCAGAAATTCCGAAGAAGAGAACCACTACTCAATTAAAGACGGAAAATTATTTAAGCGTTCTATTGGAAAAACATCGTGGTCAGATAGCCGTTACGACAAAACAACCGTTTGTGATGAAGATCAAACCCGACGATTTTTACGCGAACGCAAAAACAGGCTGAAAATAGAAGAATAAATTATCCGCAAAAATAACACGTCCTTTGATGAAAGGATGGTATATACTGTTTATATATTAGTCCTTATCACAAAGAAAGGGCTTGCTAAAGGAGGCAGGTAAATGGAAGACAATATGAAAGAATTTATTGCTTACAGCAGAAAACTTTTAAGGAGTCTTTTGAAACTCAGGCAGTTGTTAGAGAAAGGCGAGTACGATGAAGCCAAGACGATGCTTGATGAGTTGATTGAGGACACGCAAAAGGACATTGAGGCATAATTGATATTTTGATTGTTGTCATGAAAGGACCTGTAGTTGAAAAATCGCAGGCTCTTTCTTTTTTATTGCAGAAAAAGAGGTGAGAAAATGAGTTTTCAATACGATCAGTATTTAGAAAGACATCGTTCAAATGTAAAAAGAGGATTCGATTGGCTTTCTGAGAATTTACCAGAGATTACGAAAGAAGCTACTAATGCTGGCTGGAATGCTGAGTTTGCCCATGATAAATCTAAGGATGAGCCAGATGAGTATGAACCATATGATGCATATTTTTATGGGAATAACCGTTCATACCAGGTTGTTCAAGATTATCAGAAAGCATGGTTACTTCATATTCACAGGAATCCACATCACTGGCAGCATTGGATTTTAATCAACGACGATCCGAAAGAGGGTGAAATCGTTCTGGAGATGCCATACGATTATATTTTAGAGATGATTTGCGATTGGTGAGCGTTTAGCTGGCAGAGCGGAGACCTTTATGAAATATTCAAATGGTATGAAGATCATTCTAAGTATATGAAGCTGGCTCCTAAAACCAGAGAGACAGTGAACGATATTTTGGAGAAAATCAAAGGAAAACTGACAGAAGAGAAGATTTTAGCTTTTTAGAAGTAAAGCTACTGTATTAAAAATTATGCTGTACATGCAGTTGAATTATCTTGAGTTACTGGGCGCGAAGCATATTCAAATCCTATATTTGGGGTATAGGATAGTTTTGTTTCGCGATTATGCTTTGCGTCAATGTATGTTTTATACACGAAGCAACCGCCTAACGTTAGAGTCATTACAATTGCAACGGTAGAATTATCGTTTAATGCGTCAGATATCTGTTTGATCATATCAGACGAAGGTGTTGTTTTAGTGTTATTTGGTAAATTATTCAATGTTACTCCTTTCAGCGTGTACAAGATTAAAATACAGTAGCTTTCTAAATAAAGGTATCACAACTTATATTATTTGTAAACAAGGAGACACGACAATGAAAGAAAATATGATAATGAATATTGCATCCGTAGTATCAGGTTCAGTTGCTATCGCAATTGCTTGCAAAGTAACTAGATCGGCTTGGCCGCTTTTGGGATTTTTAATAGTGCCTACATTTAATTACAGTGTTGGCGAAAATTAAGGAGACAACCACATGGACATCGAAGTTAAAACAGAGACCAGACTTTGTAAAGTGGGTGAGGAATATGGATATTTCCACACATGGGAGCAGTATTCGGTCCCAGTACCGGAAAGTCCGTTAATTGGTGGAGCGCCTGCCGGAGTAGTTGCTCAGGTATTTGGTATTGTGGAGTTTTCGGACGGAGTGCGGCGAGTGCAACCGTATGAGATTATATTTTGTGATGAGCAAAGTATCACTTTAACGCAGTTAAATGCAGTTCATGGTAGTATAAGAAAGGGGAAAAGAAATGGAAAAGAAAAATAAAATCATAGCAGTGGATTTTGACGGAACTTTATGTGAGAACAAATGGCCGGAGATTGGTGCGGCTAACGATGAGCTTATTGAATATTTGAAGAGGAGACAGGCATCCGGAGACAAAATCATATTATGGACCTGTCGTGTTGGGGAACTGTTACAGCAGGCAGTTCGGTTCTGTTACAATCGAGGATTGATATTTGATGCTGTTAACGAAAATCTTCCGGAAACATTAGAATGGATGAATGATGATAGCAGAAAAATCTTTGCGAACGAGTACATTGATGATAGGAATGTGCCGATTGATATTTGCCGCGAAAAATCAAGTATGGAGCATTGGGCTGAAAACGAGGTAGCTATTGCATGTCGTAGAGAAAAGCCGGACAGAAAAGATGGAGAATGGGATTACGGCTGTGCCTGCTATGAAAGTGCGTTAAAGGCTTTTCAGTCTTTATGTAATGACGGTCATTCTGGTTTCAGCATCGGTCTGACTAAGGCTATTCTGAATCGTCTTATCGATGGAAAAGTCTTAACGCCAGTTGAGGGTACTGATGATGAGTGGACGAAAGTGTTTGATCGGCATGGACGTAAAACCTACCAGTCAAAGCGGATGAGTTCCTTATTTAAGGACTTGGATAAGGACGGAAATGTCCGATATAATGACACTGAGCGGTATTGCGGATTTGATATTGCTGATACAGGTTTTCGTATGGGTATTCTTAGCCGTATTCTGGATGAGAACTTTCCTATTACAATGCCATACACTCCGAACGATACTCCATACAAGATTTATACGGAGGGTTTTCTGGCGTATCCAGCTGCTGATTCTAAGCCTGGAGATTATGATACCCTAGGAGTAATTTACATAATCACTCCAACCATGGAAAAGGTGACAATTAACAGATATTTTAAGTGTGGAGAAAACGACATGCTTGAGGAGATCGACGAGGCTGAATATGTAAAAAGAAAAATGAAAGTTCAATGGGCTGATTTATTATCTAGCGATTTTAAGAGAATTAAAGAAGCGTTTGGATTTGAATTGTATGATTGGCAAAAGAAGTATTTGAGAGATGAACCTGTTGATTTTCCAATTGGCAGAAGGGTGGGTAGGTCATTTGCTACGAATTTAAAAGCGCTTATTGGCAATTATGATACAGTTACATTCGATGAATTAAAAAGAAGGCGTCGTATGGGTAAGCAAGAAAGTATTTATGTTGATGATATTCTTGATATGGATGCAAAATTACGTGCTGCTGGTTTTACAACCAATGTAATAAAAAGGCGGTGATGGCACCAATGAATCGAAATAGATTTATCCAGGCTATGAACAGCAATATTAGGCTATCAGAAAAAGAACGACGGCGAATTATTCGGAATAGCATTAAGAATCAGCCATGGAAATTAAAATGTACTGTTGCTATGGAAGAGTTTGCGGAGCTTACACAGCAGATCAGTAAGCAAGTACGTGGCTATAATGATAAGATTGGACTTTTGGAAGAGATGGCTGATGCTTATATTTGCCTGGAATTCCTTAAGTCCATTTTTGATATTTCACCGGAAGAGTTGCAGAAAGCCATGGATGTTAAATTACAGAGAGAAAGGAACAAACAGAGATGAGTAAAGAGATTAAAATTGCCGGAAGTATTTCGTTTGGAGGAAAGCGCCTTAATGTATATGGAGATCTGGACGCTCCGCTGTTCAAGGCAAAAGATATTAGTCATGCTATAGGCTACAGTAGCGGTAACGAGTGGAGAATGCTCGAAATGTGCGAGGAAGATGAAAAGCTGAAACTACCTTTGGTAGTAGCAGGCCAGAGACGTTCCGTCAACTTTGTGACTGAGAATGGTCTGTACAACATCCTTGCACAGAGTCGTATGGAAATCGCAAGATCCTGGAGACGTGTGGTTCATGATGAGCTAATCAACATGCGAAAAGAAAAGGGCAGAAACATCGCGGAGCAGTTCGAAGAGTGGGATCACGCAATGGATAACATTTACTTTGATGAGGAAACTGGTCAGCTTATGCAGTCGGTCACGGTTCCTGGTGGAGATGTAATCCAGATTCCTTATGAAGAGGATACGGACGCGTAATTTACACCGCTCTTTATGAAAGGAGTGATTTTATGAATAAAAATCCATATTGGAATACCTTGTGGAGTAATAGGGATCAGGAATTCTATTGGAGCGGAACGAAACATGGGTTCGCTTTAGGAATCGGAACCACATTACTCGCAATGTGGTATCTTAACACGGCGATTAAAATTTATAAAAATCGAAAAGAAGAAATGATTGAGTCCTAACAAGGGCTCTTTCTTTTTTGTCGGCATAATTGACTGGAAACCCGATTTAAAAGGTTGGCACTTTCAGAAGTAAAGATTAAAGGCTCAGAGTAAAATCTGGGTCTTTTCTCTTTTATATTTTTGAAATGAACCTGTAGAGGCTATAACCAGACCAGAAATGTCATGATGAATTATGAAATTCTGGCAAATATCTATAAGTCTCATAAAAACCACAAGCGTGATTTTTGTAAGTGGATTGAAGAGCTTCTGTATTCTGAGCTGATTACTGGAGGTACTAATGAAAAAATGGCGTAAATACATTTTATGCATCTTAATTGTCACGATATGTGGTGCCATACTGTCTTTTATCAGCAACGAGAGCGTATTGATTTGTGACATTTACGTAATGATGTGTATTTTATTATTTGAAAAAATGGAGGATTAAATTTATGAATTTAACTTTTATACAAATGCTTATTTCGTTTCTGATTGTATATACATGCGTATACGCCTTAGTTAATCGTATTACGACGTGTATAGAGAGATGTGCGATGGCAAAGTCAGTATCTAAGATTGATATTTTTGACGGGGAAAAGAAAGAGGAGGACACTAATGAATCTGTCATTCTTAAATAACGAAATGATAATGTCGCTTATACAAGCTACTCAGATGCAGATGACGGTATACAATGAATTTTTAAAGTTATGCGGTGGCGATGTAGAAGAGGCAAGAGTACAGACACAAATTTACATGAATGCGTTTATGAATCCGTCTGCAAAGAAAAAAGAAGGAGATGAGACTAAGTAATGGGAAGAGCTGAAAGGAGACGGCTTGAACGGGAAAATCGATTATTATATTCTCGTGAAAAGTCAGTAAAGATGTCCAAAGATGAGTTAAGAAGCATAAAAAAGAAGGTGTCTGATGCGTCATCGGAAAATACAGTTGATATTTTGATGACCTGCTTTGCACTGGCGGAGCATCGTCTGTATGGATATGGAAAGAAGCGATGTATTAAAACCTTGCAGTATGTGGATGAGCTTATGGGCGGATTGAGTCATGATACAGCTACATTGGAAGAGTATAAACAGCAGCTGGTTGATGAGGTTGGTTTGACGATCAGTTGTTGATATTTTGGAGGTGAACAGTTTGGAATATTCAGGGATCGATGTTATGGAGATTGTGCGGAAAATCAATAATTGCATGGAGCATGTTGCAGCAGTGATTAGAAGGATAGCAAAAGCTATTGGAAAGCTGGGTGGTATTTTCAATAGAAAGGATAAGAGATATTTTTATTCAATCAACGATAAAAAGCACAGATATATTACGTTGAAAAAGTACGATTATAAGCCAGTAGCAAAGAAAAATCAGCCGTATCAGAGGAGAAACTATTGATATTTTGGAGGGAGAATGGGTAAAGAAGACAGAAAGAATGCGGAAGGATATTCTGATCCAACTGCATATGAAGCTATTAGAAATGTTGAAAGGGGTGCTGACGCCGATGATGATCGCTTTCATAAGCTTTTAGATACTATATTTTCTATTTGCGAGTTGTCTGGTTTTCATGTTGAGGAGCGGATCATTATTAAAGATAAGAAGACAGGAAAGATTTGGAGGTAGATATTGTGAGTTATTAAGGCCTAGAAAGAAAAGATTGAGTCCAACACGGGCTCTTTCTTTTGCTGATTATGGCTATTCTAGGTTAAAAATCTTTGTAGTAACAGGTCATTTTTCTGCCCACTTTTATGCCGGAAGATTTGGCCAAAGCCCATTTATTTTTGACCAGAGCCCGATTTTTGAGGAAAAATACGGTTGAAAATTTGAGATTTTGGTCAAATTTCTGGCCATTTGCCCACTTTCTGCCCACTTTTAAAAATGGATTTGGCCACGAAAAACCTAGCATTTATGCGGGTTTGCGGGCTTTCTGCCCACTTTCCCACTTTTTTTTCTTATTTAATTGCGATAAAAAAATTAAAAATATATAATAAATAGCGAAAAAAAGTGGGCATTTGACCAAACTGGTAAAATGAGGGATTTTTGGGCAGGATTTGGCGATTGAGTGGAGTTCATTGCAAAGTTGAAAATTTTGATTTTATTTGCATTCTAAGAAAAACATGGTATACTAAAGAGGTCACATAATTTAAATTTTTTGTAAATATTGTACAATGTATGAAATTATGTTGAAAATACTAGGAGGGTGTGAGATGAAGAAAGTAAAGTTAGTATTGGCGGTGACGACATTGTCGTTATTTATGACTGCGTGTGGTGGAAGTTCAGCAGCGGATATCAATTGGTCAGAGCTTAAATTAGGAGAAGAATTACCAAGCCCTAATATGAAATCAATTACTGGTGAAATTGAAACTAACGATAGCGATTCGTTACAGGTTGTTATTAACAAAGTTTCAAAGGATGATTTTAATTCGTATGTTAAATTATGTGAAGACAATGGATTTAATTTAGATTCATATTCTAGTGATGAATACTATTCAGCGAATAATTCCTCAGGATACGAACTAAATATTAGTTATGATAAAAAGGAAAAGACAATGAGGCCAGAACTTAATGCAAAATATGCATATGGCGAATTTACATGGCCCGATAGTGAACTTTCAAAATTATTACCAGTTCCTAAATCCAATTATGGATCAATCGAATGGGAAAACTCTGATGGGTTTGTTATTGATGTTGCGCAAACGTCGATTGATGATTTTAACGAATACGTAAGCTCTTGTAAAGATAATGGATTCACAGTTGATTATCAGGCTGGAAAAGATTTCTATTATGCCGATAACGAAAGTGGATATCACATTACCTTAAACTATAAAGATGGCAATGTCATGTTCGTTCGCATGGATGCGCCTGATGAAGAACCAACAGAAACTACGACAGCTGAAGAGACAACCTCACAAGCTGATGCTTCTGGTATCCGTCCAGAATTTAAAGCAGCTATGGATAGCTATGAAAAGTTTTTTGATGAATATTGTGCATTCATGAAAAAATACAAAGAGTCAAATAATGCATCATCAATGTTAGCAGATTACACTAAATACATGGCTCAGTACGCTGATATGATGGCAAAACTCGATGCAGTGGATGAAAATGAGTTATCATCCGAAGAAGCACTTTATTATGCAGAAGTTTCCAACAGAATATCTTCAAAACTATTAGAGGTTGCTCAGTAATAGAAAAACAAAAAATATTTAACAGAGATGCTTTAGGGTGTCTCTGTTTTTTTTTTATGCTCTTTTTTGCGCGCGAAAAATACATAGCCTTTTATGAAGAGAGAGGATAAAAATGCATTTTTTAAATGCTGACATTCTCTTTTGTCTTTTAGAACCGGAGGAAGCGATTTATGTTGGAAAACAAGTTTCAGGCAAATCTGATCAAGGAATTAAAAGAACGGTTCCCAGGATGTATTGTTATGAAGAGTGATTCTTCTTATATTCAGGGAATACCGGATTTACTTGTTCTGCATAATGACAAATGGGCTTCCTTGGAATGTAAAAAAAGCGCTGGCGCAAAGAAGCAGCCAAATCAGGAATATTATGTTGGACGTATGAATCAGATGTCTTTTTCGAGATTTATATGCCCAGAGAATAAAGAGGAGGTACTGAATGAACTTCAACAGACATTCGAATCTTGAAGGCCAGCACGCCTTTCTTGGTGCAAGTAAATATCACTGGATTAATTACAGTGAAGATAAAGTTGCAGAAGCATATTCAAAGTTTTTAGCAACTCAGAAAGGAACAGTCTTACATGACTTCGCAGCAAGATGTATATCACTTGGTCAGAAATTGCCAAAGTCTCAGAAGACATTAAATATGTATGTTAATGATGCTATTGGCTATAAGATGACACCGGAGCAGGTTTTATATTATTCAGAGAATTGTTTCGGGACTGCTGATGCCATTAGTTTTAGAAACGGTTTACTTAGAATACATGATCTTAAGACTGGAGAAATTCCAGCACACATGGAGCAGCTTGAAATATATGCGGCTCTTTTTTGTTTGGAATATAACGTCAAGCCCGGAGATATTGAAATGGAGTTACGGCTTTACCAGAGTGATGAAATCTTATACCACAATCCGACAGCGATGGATATTTTACCGATTATGGATAAAATCATCACTTTTGACAAGGTAATAAATAAAATAAAAGATTCGGAGGGATAATCGATGAACCCCATAGTGGAAGATATTTTAATGCATTATGGAATGCCAAGACGTTCTGGGCGGTATCCGTGGGGGTCTGGCGATAATCCCTATCAGCATAGTGGCGATTTTCTAAGCCGGGTTCAGGAATTGAAATCTCAAGGGCTAAAAGAAACCGAGATCGCTAAGGCTATTGGACTAACCACGACCCAGTTGAGAACTCAGGTCAGTCTTGCAAAAGATGAGCGACGTGCCTTGCAGGTAGCCACAGCGAAGGGACTTAGGGAAAAAGGATATAGCTTGAATGAGATTGCAGAAAAGATGGGATTCGCGAATGACTCATCTGTTCGTTCGCTTCTGAATGAAAACTCTGAAGTCAGAATGAATCAGGCTAAAGCCACTGCCGACTTTTTAAGAAAGCAGATCAATGAAAAAGGAATCATCGATGTCGGAACCGGTGTAGAGAAAGAGCTTGGAATTTCAAGGGAGAAGTTAAACCAGGCTCTTTATATATTACAGCTTGAAGGATATGAAGTGTATGGCGCCGGTGTTCCGCAGGCAACTAATCCCGGAAAACAGACTAACATCAAGGTTATTTGTCCGCCCGGAACAGAGCATAAAGATATTTACAATTTTGAAGATGTCCATTCGTTAAAAGACTACATTTCATATGATGACGGACAATCGTTCAAAAAGGCCTTTGAATATCCATCCAGTATGGATTCTAAGCGTCTGCAGATTCGATATGCTGAAGATGGTGGAATTAATAAGGATGGTGTTATTGAACTTAGACGTGGAGTAAAAGACCTTTCCTTAGGCAATGCTCATTATGCCCAGGTTCGTATTATGGTTGATGGGACACATTATCTTAAAGGTATGGCCGTCTACGCTGATAATATGCCAGACGGAGTTGATGTGATTTTCAACACTAACAAGAAGATTGGTACTCCGACTAAGGATGTACTTAAGAAAATTAAAGACGATCCTGACAATCCGTTTGGTTCTTTGATTAAGGAACGTGGTGGGCAGAGCTACTATGACGATCCAAAAGGAAAGTATACAGATCCGGTAACTGGAAAAAAGCAGTCACTCTCTTTGATTAATAAAAGAGCTGAAGAAGGGGATTGGGGAGAATGGAGCAAAACACTTCCTTCCCAGTTCCTTTCCAAGCAAAGTCTCACGTTGATTAAGAAACAGCTTGGGTTAGCAAAAGCTGACAAGCAGGCTGAGTTTGATGAGATTTGTTCCCTTACTAATCCAACGGTAAAGAAAGCTTTATTAAAGTCTTTTGCTGATGATTGCGATGCAGCAGCTGTTCATTTACAGGCGGCAGCGTTGCCACGTCAGAGGTATCAGGTAATTCTTCCACTGACAAAGATCAAAGATAACGAGGTTTATGCACCGAATTATAAGGATGGCGAAACTGTAGCGTTGATTCGGTATCCTCATGGTGGCACCTTTGAGATTCCAATCCTTAAGGTCAACAATAAGTTAGCTGAGGGAAAGAGTGTCCTTGGAAATACACCGGCAGATGCGATTGGTATCAATAAGAAGAACGCAGATCGTTTGTCTGGTGCCGACTTTGACGGTGACACTGTAATGGTAATTCCATGTAACTCTTCTCAGAGCAAAGTGCGTATTACATCAACTTCTCCATTAAAGGGACTGGAAGGCTTTGATACAAAAGATGCTTATGGTGGAGTTGTTGAGAAAGGAACTGACGGAAAAGACCATTATTATCGAAATGGTAAAGAGTATAAGATTATGAAGAATACCCAGACAGAAATGGGTAAGGTTTCAAATCTGATTACCGACATGACCTTAAAAGGTGCTACGGAAGATGAATTGGCAAGAGCAGTTCGTCATAGCATGGTTGTTATCGATGCTGAGAAGCACAAGCTGGATTATAAACAGAGTGAGATCGATAACGGAATTTCATCTCTTAAGAAAAAGTATCAGGGAAATATAGATTCTGAAGGTCACTATCATGAGGGAGCTTCTACATTAATTTCGAGAGCAAAATCTGAAACACAAGTTTTGAAGAGAAAAGGTTCTCCAATAATTAATGATGATGGCTCTCTGTCTTATAAGTCTGTAAAAGAAGAGTATGTTGATAAGAATGGAAAGATTCAGGTAAGGACTCAGAAGAGTACAAAGATGGCAGAAACTAAGGATGCACGTACTCTTTCGTCTGGTACTCCTCAGGAAGAAGCTTATGCTGATTATGCAAACTCTATGAAGAGTCTGGCGAACCAGGCTCGTAGAGAGATGCTGGGGACAGGAAAGATTGCTTATTCAGCTTCTGCTAAGGCAGCCTATTCAGAAGAAGTAAAGTCTTTAGAGGCTAAGTTGAATCTAGCATTATCCAATGCCCCAAGAGAACGTCAGGCTCAGGTCATGGCTAATGCAACTGTTGCGGCTAAGAAGAAGGACAACCCAGACATGACTAAAGCCGAGATCAAGAAGGCTAGTCAGCAGGCGCTTGCTCAGGCTAGAAGTTCTGTAGGAGCAAAGCGTAACAACATTGAGATCACAGACAGAGAATGGGAAGCAATACAGGCTGGCGCTATCAGCGAAAACAAGCTGACACAGATACTGAACAACACCAACACGGACACGATCCGTCAGCGAGCAACACCACGAGCAACTACCACGTTGAGCGTAGCCAAGCAAAACAGGATTGGTGCGTTGAGTGCGTCTGGGTACAGCACATCTGAGATAGCTGAGGCACTTGGCATTTCATCGTCAACAGTTTCGAAGTATTTAAAGGGAAAGGAGTGAACTGTAAACAATGTGTCGTATAACAACCTTTGACAACCCATATGATCCATTCGAGCAGTTCACTCAGTGGTTCATGTTCGACGAGGAGAAAGGCTATCATACAACAGCTTATCTTGGTCGAATAGCGAGGACATCGGACCAGATGTCAGACGAAGAGAATGATCGAGAGATTGAAAGAGCGATTGATGAGATCATTCGCTACGACTTCAGGAACATATATCGGAAGGTGCGCCCTAGCGAAGGAAATAGAAAGTCTGCTGTTCAGTAAAACGACAGTTTTCAGCTTATTCGAGTGCATACTAAGCAAGCAATTTAAGTGAATGAAAAAATAAATATAAAATGGGGTATAGGGGGGTGCCTAAAAAGCATACCCCCACCCATAT